TATAATAGTAGTAGGAAGTGTCTTGACCCCATACTGAATAGCAATATCAGTAGCAGACTCATCATCAAGTGATATCTCTTGTACGTCCCAGTCAGCATGTAGATCCTTTACTACTCGATCCCAGACTGGTTGATAATCTTTACATGATCCACACCACGATGCACTAAACTTCAATAGTTTCTTCATTCTTTATACTTTTCAATTAGGTTAGCATGTCTGATTGAATTATGTAAGGTTGTCCAATAGATCCTAATGAGAGTCTCTACTGTATAAAACTTAAACCACCAAGGAAATACTGCGTGGATAATTGCCGTAATTCCTGCCCATATCAATACCCATCCATTAAAAAATGACCTATGAAAGTGAACCCAGTAGCCTTCTGGACCGGCTGTGTCATTAGGATGTTTTGTAAATGGATTATTCATTCTTTTTCCACTAGTCTAGGTTTACCACATTTACACATGTCTACTCTGTACTTAAGTAACTCACTTGAGTCATAGTCCTGTTCAATGTCAGCACTAATAGCCGCTGTTCTAGCTGACTCAATGCCAGGAAGTATAAACTCAAGTGGAATTCTGTAACCTTTCTTGTTCAGGTACTCCATATAGTTTTCAATGTTTACTTCCCACGCACTAGGGTTCACGGTTAAACGTGTAGCGAATACAAAATGATCATACTTTAAAGTAGGCATGTCTTGATGTAAATTTTTACTTACTTCTTTCCCATCTCCTCTACATGTATGCCTACTCATTCTAGTGAGCTAATTAACTGATCTAAATACCACCTAGCCTTCTTCAAATCTTCCACGCCATTCTTATCTTTGTATCTAGTTACATACTTAACTACGTTGCCTTCCATATAGTTCATACCTTTACTTTTAATGTAATCAATGCACTCTATGCCTTTCTTGTAGTAGTGAGGATTGATTGATTCATCCTCGTCTAAGAAATTATTAGCAAGTTCCATAGAACGATCATAGGAATCTTTCATCAATGACTTAGGCATGGGAGACTTTACATGCTTACTTGTTCTAACTTTATCCCAATCATCTTTCGTTAAATCATTCAGTCGTTTCGTAGTGGATTCTACATACTTGTTTAAGTTCTTTGATTTATGCTCTTCATGTGTTATAGAATGTTCATGCTTCATACTATCTTCTCCCCATTCAGTTACAAGTACTCCATCTTTACTAAGTATACGATAGATCATCTAGTGTGACTTAGACTTCAATTGATCCACAGTGTACCACTTAATGCAATCCAAAATAGCACACTTAGGATCTACCCATTCTGTACCCTTGGGTATCTTACCTTTATGTTCAACACTTTTAGGTTTCTTTTGATTAGCATCACACACAATGCCAAACACTTCACTAAGCATACTGTCTACATCATCTGAATCAAGAGTAGGGTAAGTATTCTCTAGATGATCCCTGACAATCTGATCCATAAACTCCAGGCATCCAGTAGACCAGTTCTTAAGTCTGATCCACCACTCCATACTTTCAGTACTAGGTACACCCGCACTTAAGAACTTACATGTTGTTCCTTCAAGTACAAATCTATAGTCAGCTTGTGCATCTAGATGTTCTGCTAAGTCTGTAGCTACCATGAATTCATTAAGCTCTTCGATTAGCATACATTCTTCTAGCTCACGATTAAACACAAGTCCATTACGATCCCTGTTCCACTCTACTACTTCCTTCTTGTATGCATTCATCCTACCGTCTTCACATGCTTCCTCTTCTACACTCATCATTCATCCTCCTGACTTACTTTATTTTCCCAGCCTGTGCGCTTGGGAGCCTTTAGTGTTGGATCAACCTTTACTTTACTTTTACTAATAGTAATCTGTACATAGTCAGCATCAGATAGACCACCCCAACTAGCAGACATTTCTGGATAGTACATCATGTTGTCATCAACTAGTATAGATCTCTTGGTCATGGAATCACACAAGAACTTACTGACTGGGAACTGAAAGTTGTCTATGTCTCTACGTCTTTTAGTCTTAAAGAAGAACTTAAAGTCAATCTTAACTGGGTGTGTGAATGGTTTAATATTTTGTAGCACTGGATCTAGCACCTTGTCATACACAGTCTTGGCATTGTTAAGCGTATGAAAGTACGCATTCCTGTACAAGTTAGCACTCAGTAATCGCATCACACCACCCTTGCCCTTAATCAAAGGAAAAGGAATATCAAAATGAACTGGTTTCATTATTCTCTCCTAAATTTTTCACCTATTTTTCAATGGGTATCCATCCATGTAAGACCTGACTTAGCCTTACCCTCTAAAGGTAATCTCCATTTAAGTTGAGTAGTAATACTACTGAACGTATGCTCACAGATGTCTTTGACTTCATCCACTATATCATTACGAACTTCTAGTTGAATCTCATCGTGGATATTGCCTACAAATGCTACAGCATCCCCATACTTTTGTAAGTTCTGGTCGAGTAGTATAGCGTAATACTTCATCACATATGCACCAGCACTCTGTAACAATGTATTCAAAGCACTATGCTCACTTCGTATGTACAGTCTACGTCCTGTGATACCACGCAAGTAACCTATCTCTTGGTACTTACTTTGTACACTCTTTGTCAGCTTTGACAGTGCTGGAATACTGGTAAAGAACTTCTTCTTAAGCTGTTCACCTCGTTTACTACTGCCTCCTACTACTGCACCTAGTTTGCCACTTCCAGCACCATATAGTAGTGCATAAATAAAAGTCTTAGCTTGATCACGAGTATCAAGACCTGCCATCTTCTGATTGTGAGTATGAATGTCTCCATTCAATAGCTCCCTACCATAGGCACCCTTGTCAAAGAATGCCATATAGTGTGCAAGCATTCTAAGCTCTAAAGAATTTGCATCAACTCCTACAAGTTGATACCCTTCTGGTACAGTAAACAACTCCCTGCACTCTTTACCTTTAAAAGATCTTCCACTTGGAACTTGAGCCAGATTTGGGGTACGATGTGTACAGCGACCTGAAACAGCACCAAGAATATCAAGCTCACCATGAATCCTCTGCCCTTCATCGACTAGTTTTAGCCATGCGTTCTTACCTTCAATAATCATGCCAAGCACCTTCTGTAAGTCAAAGTACTTACTGAGTAGCTGGGCTTCCTTGTACGGCAGTTTACCTAATATAGTTGCATCAACTATTACACTACCTTTGTCTGTGTATTCCTTGGGCTTCCACCCATACATATGATGCAACCACTTGTATATATGCTTACGTGATCCAGCATTGAACTCAGTTAACTTGACAGGTGTGAACTCACCTACAGTCTGAACACGATTGCCTGTTACTTTACACGTAGAGTTACGAGGATACTTCTTGTACTCCTTGACTATGCTACCAAAGTATAAAGGCTGGAACACTTCCTCTAGTTCACGTTCAATACTTTCCTTTTCTCTTTGCAACTCTACATGTAATCTTTGAGCACGTTTAGTATCGAAGTACCAACCCTTCTCTGTCTGCTTCTGAATAATAGTAGCAAACTTGTGCTCTAAACTTAATGCTTCACTGGGTACTTTGTACTTATAAGTAACTAAATGTCTATAGAGTTTGTATGTACAAGCAACATCACGATTACAGTACTTCAACATATCCGCAGTGAACATTTCCCAGCCGCCAGCATACTCTCCTTTAGGAAAGTCCATACGCTGACCCCATGCTTTAAGTGAATGACTTGTCTTCAGCTTGGGTTCTACCTTAGCATGTAATGCTTCACGTTCTTCCAGATCATAGTACGCTAACTTGCTGTAGATCAGTGTGTCTACTATTTCACAATCAAGTTCTAAATTGTATAGTTTCTTAAGTACTGGTAAGTCATAGCCAATAATATTATGACCTATAACTACATCAGCAGTCTGTAGTAGTAATGGTAGTCTGTGTATATTGTTGGGAACATACGAATGATACTCCCCCATCTCGTGATCATAGACAACAGCACAATGTATCTTGGTACACTCTTGTAGTAAGCCATCACATTCAATATCAAAAGTCAGTGTTTTCAAAAGAGGTCTCCTCACTTGGTGATAGCTCAATTCTACCTGTCTGCTTACTGTAAATCAAGGTGTCTGCTAAACCTAGTGATCCTGCGAACCTGTTCTTTAGTACACGTATCCTGATGACATCGCCTTGGTCTTCACTTTGTGCATTACGCTCTAGTCCTATTACACCATCACTTAATTGTGCTATGCCTCCACTCCCTCTCAATTGTCCAAGAGAAATTTGAGCACCATCTTCATGATTCTTATTGTCTCCTGTCCTACGCAAGTGACTAATGATTAGCATACCTATCTGTGTCTCTTCAACCAATGATCTAAGCTCAGTCATCAGCTTATCAATAGCTCTACGCTCATCACCTGTGTCCATACCACTTACAACAATGGATATATGATCTAGTACTACATAGTCCACACCACATGTGTGTACCATTACCCTTATTTTGTTGAGTAAGTTTTCAGTTTCTATTGATCCAAAGTGATCATACAAATACAGCTTACCTTTGCCTACTGTTTCATCCCACGCTTCCTTCTCTTGTTCAGGAGTCAGTTCATTGTCATAGAACAGAGGTCTACGTACATACATGCCTAGGAAAGCAGTAATAGTACGCTTCCAGTTCTCTTCTAGTGCTATGTATCCAATCTTCTTGTCTTGATGGAGCATTAGATCGTAAGCAATTTCTCTAACAATTGTAGACTTGCCCATCCCAGCACCAGCAGTGAATGTAACTAACTCACCCTTACGTAATCCCTTGAACATCTCATTCATCTTGGGATACGGGTACTCTGCTTTGTCAAAAACCTGCTTCTCTTTGTACTTGTCCCACAGTTCACTGCATAGTAGTATGCCATCTGGCCTCCACTCTTTAGCTTCGTAGGTAGCACTGAGTACACTAGCTTTACCTTCACTTATAAGTAGATCATTAGCATCCTTGTATCGAGTACTAATCACACGTACTTTACCAGCACTAATGATAGGTAGCACACGCTCAACTGCCTCACGCCCAGCTTTGTCATTGTCAAACCATAAAAGAACTGAACTAAAACCTTCAATCCATTCTAGATTTGTACGTATCACACGTTCAGCACTCTGTGCCCCATTAGGTAGTGAAACCACAGGGAACTTTGATCCGAATGCTTCTGCAACACTAAGACAATCGATCTCGCCTTCAGTTATGATTACTTGCTTACCTTTATCACGCCACAGATGCTGACCGAATAAAGTAGTAGCATTAACTGTACCATTTACTTTGAATGTCTTGTCTGCAAACCTTACCTTTTGTCCTATTACTTCTCCATCTTTAATATAGTCAGCAATCTGAGCATAAGTACCATTCACCTCTGCTACGTGGTATCCATACTTCCTGCACGTAGCTTTTGATATCTTACGTGCTCCTAGATCTAGGTACTCTCCTCTCACGAAAGAGTCACGAGTCATATTAGCCTCTCCTATTCTCTGTTCACTAGTGTCATAGTCCCTTATATGTGTAGAACAAGAGAAGCACCAAGCAGTCCCTGTATTGTAGACTGCTAGTGCATCCCTTGAACCGCACTGAGGGCATGGGTCGTGTCTTACAAACTCACCTTCTTCTCTTGTGTACACACCCCCCTCCAGTTTAGAAGTCTCCAGTCACTACATTAGATGCTACTTCCTCTTCTGTAGACTCAACCACTTCCTGCACCTGATGTACGTACCCACCCGTTGTAGCTTCAAATACATCTGGCTTGTACTCAATCAAGTCTAAGATCTGAACAGCATTGATCCAAAGTGTACAATAAACTTTACCCTGTACATTACAGGTCTTAGGCCACACTTTCAATCGTACAATAGATCCATTACCTACTTTAACATTAAAGCCTTCAATGGTCTTACCCTTAGAGTCAGCAATATTCAGAACTCGTGGCTCTCCGTCATAAGTAGTAGCAAACTGTTTAGCTTTGATTACTACTCGACCTGTTTCCTCACCTTCCTTGTTGAGTTCCTTTTGTACAATAGGTACAATCATTTTCTTACGTTTTGCGTCACTAACACCTTCTAACTCACGATCAATGTAAGCATCGTAAAAAGGTTGTACATAATCAAGCATCTCTTTGAGCTTAGGATCATTAGGCTCGTAAGCTACAGTGATCTCAAACTTAGGCTTGTCCTGATTGAACCTCGTGTTAGGTTCTAACAAAAAGGCCCACATAGCCTTACCCGGTGGTGTTACAAACGCTTTTACCTTTGCCATCTTTAGTCTCCTTTGACTATAAATTTTTCACCTGTTTTTCAACGGGCTTATGTATACACTCTTTTACTACACCTATTACTACTACTACCCTAACTCTTAACCTAGTGTAAACGATGTGTACATACAAGTCAAGAGTTATTTTTAAAATAGTTCATCACTTAATGTCCTTTTACTTTTAATCTGGGGATAACCCTGTGGATAAGTATTGTAAGCTATTGATTTAATTGAATATATAGGTACTAGCCTTGACTTGTCCTAGGTCTAGATCACCTACTATTACTTTATTAGGAGTAGTAAGTATTTTAGAAACTTGCATTTGCATTTGCTTGTACCAGTCTTCTAAAGGATCTCCTTCAAATAGCTCCACATATGAGTCTCGTACACATTTATTCAACTGGTCTACCTCATTACAAGGTACTGAGAATGAATCGTGTATTAAATTAAATGACTCACATCCACTTATAAGTAAACGCTCTACGGTTAAATACATCAGTACAGCATCTAGTGAATGTATTAGATTAGGAGCAATAGCATTGCTTTGTCTCTTTTTGTCCATATCCGTAGTACTTTGTAAGAACTTTATCTTACCCAATGCACACTTAATCCTCCTCATTTTGTTTTTAGTCTGTGTTTGAATTACAGGAAACTTAAAAATAGGTGTTTCCCACTGTAAGGGCTTGTTTTCTAAGTTAATTTCCCTAGCCAGTTCTTTAATGTATTGCTGTCCTATTGATGCTCCTTTTACTACTTCTGATATAGCTCTGCTGTTGAGCAGTACAAGTAATCGGATAGCTATCCACTTCTCACCTCTCCAGAATACATCACCATTAGCTTCAGATGCATCAAATAGTTCTCTAAGCTGATCAAACATTCCATGCATAGTCACACTATATGGCTGAGTCATCACATTACGCTTGACTAGACCTCGATGTACTTTGCCTTCAAGGCTTCTAGCTTCAATCTCAGTACTTGCTACTCTATATGTGCCTTCACTATCGTTAAAGGATATTTTCTTAGGATATTCCCCTAAGCTCAGGTATTTATTGACTAAATCTGCTACCTGTTGGTAGATGTCATTAGGTCTAGTCTGCCCACTTTTGTGTACTACATTTACTGCTTCTGCTCCCTCTTTGTCTAGTAGTAAGCCACTATAAATCTGAATACCTGAGCAAGTAGCATCAAGAGCTACTGGAAAGTGGACAGGAAGACCCCTCAGACCGTCTGTGAGTGCTTTACAGGCACTTAAAAACATCAGTGGTTCATCTAGACTACTCCAAAAACTAGCCTTGCTTAACGGTGCAGATGCACTCTCAGCTATGTCTATAAAGTTATCACTTACCCACTGTATACGCTCTTCAAAAGTTAACTTGTCTTGTCCAGCACTATTTGCTACTGCTATTCTTAACCAATACAGTCCTTGCTGTGTCGGTATTACTGGTGTAGCGAACTCTAGCAGTGCTTTTACGTTACTATTGCTCTGTGGGTTCAGTATTTGCTGAATTGGATACAATCTACCTCTAAAATCAATGGAATAACTAAAGTAAAAGTGTTCATATTTACTAAATTCTTTCGCTAAGTTAATTGCTAGTCGAAACATAACCCGCTTACTGTTCATAGCTTCGAGTTTAGCTAGTGTTTTCTCTTTAGCCGTATAGTATGCTTTGTAGTCTGCTCGATTAACGTGTCTTACCCTGCCTTGAGCGTTAAGATATACAGGCCCATAGTGTTCAGGATCTACTAGATCATTCACATTTATGTAGTCCATATAGGGTATTTTGCCTATGCATCGCGGGTTTTCTACTGGACTTTCAGGATCAACGATGTTTTTATCACATATTTCAGACGCTATATCCAGTATATACTGGTTTACACGCCACTTAGTGCCTTGAATACCATTTACAACCTTCGTTAACCTACTTAAGTACTGTGGTTTGTCCCATTCAGTGTATATTTCACCATCATTGATGCTTTCACGGCCATTTAACTGCCTTAATTTGTTCCAAATACCCCTACTTAGCTTATTTTTATGTCTAACAAAGGGTATTTTAGTGTTGTGCCAGTATCCACCATGATTACTACCGTTGACAGTGCTTAAATCCCACTGCTTAGGCTTAATCACTAATGGTTTATACAGAATACTCAAGTCAATTAGTCTGTCTTGCACTACACTGATCATTTTCCTTGACTCTTCGCTAAGTTTTAAGTAGTACATGGTCTTTGTCAGCTTACCTGCTGTACGTTTACCTATGTATAGCTGACCATGCCTGCGTATAATTTCAAATAAACCTAAGTTCTGCTTAATCAATAGATCAATCAAAGCAAGCGGAGTAGATATGTGTACAATGTCTTCAGGTTCAGCTATTAAAATACTTGCTAACCTTTTCTTACGTGACTGTATGTACTTGATTCCTCTACGTTTATACTCGTATTCAATGTATGCATCTAACTTAGGATTTTCTTTACTAAATACATCGAGTAGCTTGGCATTGTCAATTGCTCTACCAACTAATTTAGTCAAGTTTTGAACACTAGCAGGTGCTTTAAGAAGTGCACCTACAACTGTACTTATAAGTATAAGTGCTAGTTCATCTTCCCTGGATTTGTAAAACATTAAAGGCTCACGAGCCATAGCCCTGTGACCACGTAAGTTAGCACTTAAATACTCCTTTAAAGCTTCTTCTATTCTCCTAATTCCTAATCGATTAAGTGCATTACCTTCAGGAGTATCGTTACCTCCTGCTCGCTCAACTAAGGCAGTAAAAGTATTAAGCACTTTACTCTTACTACTACTCAGTTGACGAGCTTCGTATTCAGCCTGTATTTGACTTAAATTCATTTAGCCATCGCAGGGTTCTGTTCAAGTTCCATTTGATTCTTCAGCTTTGTCCATTCCTTGATGTACTTTGGACGCATCTCTAGGCTAGGCTTGTAGAATAAGCCATCTTTGCTTTCCTTACCCTGTACATAGCCTTCTTTAGCACCTTTGGGCCACATATCCCTTTCGTATACCACTTGAATCGAATCTAACCTAAATCTACGCCAGCCTTCAGCCTCAATATCCCACACTGTCCAGCTTGTGTTAGGGTTATTGTTTACAACTGGAGCTATCTTTTGTATCCACTCTGCATACTCATCTACCGGGACAGGCGTAGGTAAGTATTCAGCACTCAAACTGCAAAATAAACTCCTTTCTGAGCCATCTCGTTTAATAAACTGAACACACATTGTGTCCTCTAGGAGTGTATTCCTAAAGCTATACATCAGTGGAGTGTCCATCATAAAGTGCTGGTTGAATCCTACCCAATATTTCATTAGTCTCTCCTAAACATGAACTTTGTCCAACTCACTAGTAGCTTGAATATGCACAATAAACAAACACCAAGTAGTACGTACATCATCACATGATACTCCCAATATCTGCAATATCTGTAAACTGTACACCTTTGCGGATTTCTTTCATAGCCTTGCCTTGGCTAACCGAAGTGAACAGAGTGAGAAACTTATCACCACTTGCATATCGCTCAAGTAGATTAGATTCGCCTGCCCAATTCGGTATTCCAAACCCTTGTTTAAACTGGACTAGGTACTCGTCACGCCCAAACTGAGGATTGTATGTAAGCCTAACTGTTTCCAACTTAAGACGTTGGTTCATAGGGATACGATCTGTGAATCCCTGCGTCTTTGATTTAATCGAATAGTTATTCATTTGGTTGTAAACTCCTTTAAAGTCCATTAGTAACACACCACTGGGCATATTCTTCCCAGTCTGAAGTGGATGGCTCGTAACTACGTAGCTCATCGTCTGTTGGGAGATCCCCTGAGCAGGGAATAACTGGCTCATATGCCAGTGCGAAGTCTAAAGTGCTTGGTGCACCGTCTACACCTAATAAAAAATCATTTATTCTACTCATCACAGTCTCCTTTTCTACTTATAAGTAAGTAAAGTTACATGGGAACAGTTACTGTCCAGTCCCATACTTGGTCCTCATCACACACTCCCCACGAGTGCATACATCTGATGAAGTCCTGTAGCAGTGTTACCTGCCGTGGATCATTGATGGCTTGGTGCCATCCCTCCTTTATTAAATTTGTAGGCTGGATTATTTCTACTACTAATCCTTCTCCTACTGTAGATATACACCTGCCCCAACTCAGATTAGGCATATAGTCTCTGAACACTAATCGAGACGTTTCGTACATCCTTTCTGACCTACTTTTGTACAACTTGAAGCGGTTGTCAGAAATACGAGTGTCTTCACCATCAACTGCATGAAAAGCACCTACGTACAGCGTCAGCGTTACTTTTTCATTCATGATACTCTCCTTTTACATGTGTGTCAAGCCCTTATTAACAGTGGTGTACTAAATAGCCATACACTGAATATGAACCACATTACAACTCCAAACCACTCAAAATATTCTCTCTTGAGCTTCATATTTTCTCCTCATCATTTTAATCAACCTACTACTACCCTCCTTCCGATCCCACCCTACTAGCTCATCCCATGATTCCTCTAGTTGCTCACGAGTACATGGAAATGAGTGAGTTACAGTGCGTTCAGTGGTGACATATACTACTGCTCCTTTTGTGTAGCGTATATTCGGATCAATCACTCTAAGTGTGATCATACCGTCAGTCTGTAAGAACATACTCCAACTCATACGAGCAGGTGTACGGTTACTATCACCTGTCAACCACTTGGAGAACTGTTTTATATTCATCAGTGATCGACTAGGAGGGGTTAGCTTATTATCCCTCGCCCACTGTTTGTAACTGATCTGTCTCTGCTTATATCGCATTCATTCATCCTCCTGACTTCTAATCCCTTCTTAAACATATACACATGCTTACTGTATTCAGTAGTGAACAGAATGTACTTATAAGTGAAACCTGTAAAAATACATTCTGTCCTCCACCTACGCGCCGTAGTATGCCTCCTTTTGTTCATCTTCCCTTCGGAAACGGAATGGCTGACTCCATGATGCATCAAACATGGGCATGTACAACCAAGAGCTGGCCCTTAGCCAAGACATGTATTCGTGGATAGAGTCCAAAACTTCCCGCTTGCGATCATTCCATTCTTCCCACTGCGTGTAGGAATCAAACAAGTCAGGTCTACGACTAGCAATTAAAGTACTAACGATACCAGCCAATTGAGCCTCATATTTCGATCGTGAAGCATGCCATGTGCGTACATGATCCAGGGCCGTAGCAATATGTGAAAACCAGCCATAATTTCCACTTGTTTTATCATTCCTTTCAATCAATGCTATTACATTTAAAAATTTCTCAGTTTCGAGATACTCAACATCCATATCTGTATTCATCATAGCCTCCTAGTGTTTTAAACCATAGTGTTCGTGGTACTCATTAGCCATTTTATACACTGCTGCTACCAGCTTGTGACATAAATCCTCGTCTTGCAATAGAGCAGACACCACTGCCATACACGTTACAGTAGCTCTTGCTTCAGAATGAGGGCAATCTTGAAACAATTCATTTTCTAAATAGGTTAGCAGTTTGTCTGCTTTATCCGCCTCAAACAACTCCATATCCATTACTACTCCTCCCCATATGTACCCGAATAAGGCGAGGGATCGTCATCGTGCATCCCCCCATCAATACCTAGATCCTCCCACCGTAGGTCTTCATATTCCTGCTCATCTGGAGTTTCAAGGTCGTCCATTATCTTACGATGTTTCATCATTTCATTTCTTGGATCACTCATAACTCTCTCCATTCATTTACATCTCTAACGACTTCAATAACTTCCTTTAAATCAACAGCATTAACAGTTATACTTTTAAGTAGATCATTAGCATCCACGTGTTGGATTTCATACCACCAGCCATCATAATCATCAACAGATCCTGTTAATGGGTTCATGTAATATCTAGTCATTTTTATTACTCCTTTTGATCAATTGAACTATAAGTAATATCAGTATAAACCCTACTACCTCAGATGTCAATATCACTAGAACAGTATCGTCAAGACCCCTAATCGACCTCAAATAAGCATCAAGCATTTTCATACTCCTTTGCCATATAGGTAAACCACTCTATATTGTGTTGACCTGTACCATTTCGACTATAATCTGCACCTTTGTTTGTACAAACATTGTGCATTAGTTCGAGAATATCCGAACCTTTGATAGAATCATCACCTATTTGATGGTAAAACTCGTACAATCGCAACATATCTACTTCATATTGTACAAGTTCGATACAGATAAAATAAACCTTTTCACCCTCTCTTTCCCGTTCTAAAT